CCAGCCTACTTTTCAGAAGGCTTGTATGGAGCAGTTGAACTTCATGCCTCGCTCCGTAGCTAAACCTGTTTGGGAGAGCCGGATAGGTAGCCTACTCAATGAAATGAAAGACAACGAGAGCGCCATTATAGAGGTGGCAGAAGATGCCAGCATCAGCGGCCAGTTCTATGATTATCTTGAAGAGTTCTGCGTCCACTTACAGAAGGCCAACGATAAAGAAGAAATCCTTCTCAAGCGGCCTTGGACAGATGAGGAGTCCGGACAAACCATGTTCCGGCTCAAGGACTTTGAGGCGTTCTTAAAACGTAACAAGTTCTTTGAATATAAATCGCACAAAATAGCCCAGCGCCTGCGAGATAAGGGCGGTGAGAGCAGGCTTCTTAGAATAAAAGGGCGGCCTGTGCGCGTATGGCAAATACCTTCTTTTGATAGTGTCGAGGTAGAGTTTAACACCCCAAGCTTTGGTGGTGGTCAGACGGAGGCACCCTTTTAATGTTATCAGCGGAGAATGGATAGATGTCGATTATGGCTTTTGTTCCAAGAGATCATCAAATCTGGCGGGAGCGTGTGTTTGAACAGCGTACTCTGCAAGCAATCGCAAATAAACACGGTATTAGTCGTGAGCGAGTACGACAAATAGTAGAGACGGTGGCTATGCCTGTCGTGATCCGCAACATTCATTGGACTCGAGGGACAGGTAACTGCCTACGTAACGAAAATCTTACAAAAATGTTTTTAGCGGAGTTTGTTGAATACGCCAGAACAAACGATCTACGCCGAATACCAAACTTAGGAAAGGTCCGTTTGCAGGAGATTAAAACAAAGTTAGGCAAACATGGTTTTGAGTTACCTGATGGATACTAAGATATTCCGCATATACGGTCCACCCGGTACGGGTAAGACCACCGCGCTGCTTAACAAAGTAGACGAGGCCCTTACGGCAGGAGTTAATCCTGCCCATATCGGGTACTTCGCTTTTACCAGACAAGCAGCAAACGAGGCTATAGACCGGGCTTGCCAGCGATTTAATTTAGAAAAAACGCAACTGCCTTGGTTCAGGACGCTCCACAGTTTTGCTCTCAAACTAAGTGGCATCCGGCAAGAACAGATTATGCAGTCGGAACACTATAAAGAGCTCGGTTATGCCCTTGGGTATGATCTGGTTACCGACACCAGCACTGAAGACGCCTTTGATCTCAATAAAAACAACAACCCAATTATCGGGCTAATTAACTTAGCACGTCTCCGCAAGGTGGACCTGCGTCAACAGTACAACGACAGCAATATGAACATACCGTGGAGCACGATTAAATATGTCTCCGACAGTATGAATGAATATAAGAACAGGTTTAACCTGTACGACTTCACCGATATGCTGGAAGTTTTCGTGCGTGACGGTGCAGACTTCTGCCCACGGCTAGCAATTACCTTCATAGACGAAGCACAGGACTTGTCGCCCCTACAATGGGACGTGGCCCACGTACTAGAGCAGCACTCTGATCGCATCTACTGCGCGGGCGACGACGATCAAGCTATCTATAGATGGGCCGGAGCAGACGTAGAGCATTTCATAGGTCTCAATGGTGGATATGAGGTGCTAGAGCAATCCTACCGCGTACCAGCTACAGTACACCCGCTAGCCGAAGGCATCGCAAAGCGCATCGCGCGCCGCGTACCAAAGACCTATCTGCCCCGCAAAGATCTGGGCAGTGTCCAACGGATACCTAGTACAAGCTATATAGATTTCTCTGAGGGATCGTGGCTCGTGCTAGCTCAAGCCGGATATTTTCTAGATGCCGCCACACAGGACCTGAAGAGCCGGGGCTACCTGTACAGTCGTAACGGAAGACGGTCTATCTCGGAGAAGTTGAGCGAGGCCATCAACGGTTGGGAGCAACTGAGAAAAGGTAGAAGCATCACGGGCGAGGCCGCACGAGCCATTTACAGTTATATGTCTGTCAATGATCGCGTCAAGCGGGGCTTTAAAAAGCTTCCTACTCTCGATGATGATGACACCGTTACCCTCGATGTGTTGCAAAAAGATCACGGTCTCTTAGCCACGGATGAAATGATATGGCATGAGGCAATGGATAAACTTCCCAGCGGCGAAAGAGCGTACATCACGGCCCTCTTACGACGCGGCGAAAAGTTTAACGCAATCCCCCGCATAGCACTGTCCACGATTCACGGATCTAAGGGCGGGGAAGCCGACAATGTCGTCTTGTATACCGATCTATCACCAGCGGCTCAAAAGGCCTCTGAGACGGCTCCTGACGACTTGCACCGGGTGTTTTACGTAGGGGTCACCCGGACCAAGAAAAATCTCTACTTAGTTGAACCAGATGACACAATGAGGAGTTACTGGATATGACACAGGAAGAATTATTTGATCGCGAGGAGTTCATTAAAACAGAGATAACCCGTAGCTATGTCGCGGCTGACGACGACTGGAAGAAGATGTATTATGACAACGCCTTAAAATTTCTTAATAAGAATAAGTTTTTTGATGGCGGTCAGCTTTGTGCCTTCTGTAGAGAACAAGGGATGCCAGAACCACACCACCACAATGTGTGGGGCGCGATGGTTGTATCTTTGAGGAAACGTGGGTGGACAGAAAAAGTAGGCATGATGGTCCCTACGACGATGCACACGCACATCAATTACGTGTGTCAGTGGAAGAGCAAAATATACAAAGGAAAAAATAATGAAGCGTGAAGAGATTCTGCAAACAGCGGAAAATCTAATTAATGGAGACCGTGCCAAAGAGTATGGCGATGCTCAGAAGAACCTTCAGGACATCGCTGACCTTTGGACGGTTATTTTAGAAAAAGATGTCACCCTAGAACAGGTGGCTCTTTGCATGATCATGGTTAAAGCCGCACGGTTGATGAAAACCAATCATTTAGACAGTTGGATTGATATTTGTGGCTACGCGGCACTAGGTGGTGAGGACTAATGGCACTTCAAATGACGATGTTCGGCCCGAAGAGCGAATGGGTTCCTCCGGCAGAACTACCCGATATCTTTGATGCAAAGCAAATTGCAATAGATGTCGAAACCCGTGACCCCAACATCAAATCTAACGGCCCCGGTTGGCCTACAGGTGATGGCGAGGTTGTGGGTTATGCGATAGCGGTAGCTGATTGGGCGGGTTATATACCCGTCCGTCATCTAGGTGGCGGCAATCTAGATGAACGCATCGTCAATAAGTGGCTCAAGAAAGTTTTTGAATGCCCCGCCGACAAGATCATGCACAATGCTCAGTATGATGCAGGTTGGATCAGGCGCATGGGGTTCACGATTAATGGCCGTATCATTGATACGATGCTGATCGCGTCGCTATTGGACGAAAACCGATTCAGCTACAGCCTAAATGCACTTTGTTACGATCTATTGGGCAAAATTAAACAGGAAAAGACCCTACAAGAAGCCGCCAGAGAGTTTGGCCTCGATCCAAAATCAGAAATGTGGAAGATGCCTGCGATGTATGTCGGGCCATACGCTCAGAACGACGCTGAGATCACGCTCGATCTATGGAATTACCTATCTACACAATTAACTAAAGAAGACATCTGGCCTATAGCAAACCTAGAATTAAATCTTCTGCCGTGCCTGATCGATATGACATGGCGCGGAGTCCGCGTTGACCAAGACCGCGTCGAACGGACCAGAAACCTGCTTATCAAACAGGAAAAAGACATCCTAAAGCGGATTAAGAGCGTGGCGGGTGGTGACGTGGAGCTATGGGCAGCCGCCTCAATAGCCAAGGCGTTTGATAAATTGAGCATCCCGTACCCAAAAACGGAAAAAGGTGCGCCGTCTTTTACCAAAGCATTTCTGTCAGACCATCCGCACGAGCTGGCGCAGCTCATAGTTAAAGCCCGCAATCTGAATAAAACGAGCGGTACTTTTATTAATACTATTATGAAGCACTGCCGCTCTGATGGTCGGATACACGCGCATATTAATCAGATTAGGTCGGATGACGGTGGTACGGTTAGTGGTCGTATTTCTATGTCCAATCCCAATTTGCAGCAAATCCCGGCCCGCGATCCAGAGCTTGGTCCCATGATCCGTAGTCTTTTCCTACCGGAAGAAGATGAGCAGTGGGCGGCAATTGACTTCTCGCAACAGGAACCACG